ATCACAAAGCACAAGTCACAGCACAACAACAACTTGGTCAACTTCTAAATCAACTACAACAGCGTGGTCAACGTCTAAATCAACTACAACAACATACAACACTTCTAAATCAACCACAACAACTTATACAACAACATGGTCAACTAATCATAGCACATCTACTGTTTGGTCAACAAGTAAAAGCACTACAACGACATACAACACTTCTAAATCAACCACAACAACATACAACACATCTAAAAGCACAAGTCACAGCACAACAACAACATGGTCAACTAATCATAGTACTACAACAGCGTGGTCAACGTCTAAATCAACTACAACAACATACAACACTTCTAAATCAACCACAACAACTTACACAACCACTTGGTCAACAAGTAAAAGCACAACCACAACTTGGAATACATCTAAAAGCACTACAACTACTTGGTCAACAAGCAAAAGTACGACAACAACTTACAACACTTCCAAGAGCACAAGTCACAGCACAACAACAACTTGGTCAACAAGTCATAACACTACAACAACTTGGAACACTTCTAAAAATACAACAACTACCTACAATACATCAAAAAGCACAAACCATAGTACAACAACTACCTGGGCAACAAACCACAATACTACTACAACCTGGGCTACAAGTAAAAGCACAACAACAACCTACAATACTTCTAAGAGTACTACATCAACTTGGACAACGACTTGGAGTACAAACAAAAATACAAATACAAATAAATCTACAACAACAACATTCATAACACAGAGGACAACTAGTTTTTATATTGTGTAAATTATATTGATTTTGGGTTTGTAACAATATATATATTACTATAATATACATACTGTTACCAAAGGAGTTATAGAAAATGGAGATGTTTAATAAAAAAATTGCCAAAGAAAGAATTGGACCTTTAAAAAAGAGTAAGAGTTTAGACATACTTCGTGATGTAGAAATTTATTTTCTTAAGCAAATGAAAAAGTTTAAAACTGAAGTAAGCTATGATGTCATCGCGCAAGAAATGCCATACTTTAAAACACTCGGGTATACAGAATATGCTACAAATTTTATAATCCATCCACTTAACTTTGAAATGCGGATGAGGCAAATGCAACATGCGTGGGAAGATAATGTAGAAGATGCCTTAGATTTCTCAGCACACCTTAAAAAGAACATAGAAAATAAAATCGCTAATAAATATCAAGATAGAAAATCGAAAGTGGATAAATATGATAAGGTAGGTCACCTTGTAGTATTAGCAGGATCAAACAAGCTAAAAGAAAACGTGTGTTTAAACAAATTGAAGTATATTAGAGATAAACATGATACAGACGTTTATTTCAAGCCACACCCCATCACAACTTATGCTGTCATAGGAGAACTAAAAGATATACTTGGAGAAGATAGAATATTACCACGTGATATAGATATGTACCACTTTTTACAAAATGCACATAAAGTTTACACTACCCACATGAGTGAATCTGCTATCTATTCGATAGCTCTGGGTAAGGAAATTGAACCAATTGATGTTTATAATAAAGTGCACAGGGGATCATTTTATCATATCAATAGATTCCTTTTTGAATGTCAAGCAAATGAAGTAGATGGAAATGCTTGGATCAATCGTACATTTTCAAGTTATAAATCAGGTGTTTTTAACCCTGTAATAGATAAAAATTGGAAAAGTAAGTTAGACAGTTATTTAAACTATATTCACGATGAACGCGAAAAATTTACTATGTGGTATGTAGATACAAATGAAAAATAGCTCACCGTCATTTATAGTAAGTGACTATGTAGATGTTTCCATTTGTAGCAATGTCATAAAGGAATTTGATGATAACTTCGCTAATTCAACTTTTGATAAACTAAGAGGTTATCATAGATTAAATGATAAGAAATTTAGTAAGCCACTTATGAATAAATATTTAGCTCAATTGAACAAGATATTTGACAAGTATAAAAAGGAATTCCCATGGTGTAATAAACAACTACCACTGTGGAGTGTGCTATCACCCTTTAACATTCAGATGTTCGAACCAGGAGATTGCTACAAACCAGTACATACAGAGGATGGTGGACCCAGAGAAGGAAAGTTAATACGCAATTTAGCATTTATAACTTATCTCAATACGATCAACAGCGGAGGAGAGACAGAATTTTTATACCAAAAAATAAAAGTAAGACCAGAACAAGGTTTAACAGTTATATTTCCTGCTGGTTGGACTCATCCACATTTTGGGAATCCAGCAACGAGTGAAACTAAGTACATTATTACGGGGTGGTCGAGTTATCACCACAGATGCTAACAGGAAAATGATCACAGAATATAGTCACATATTTAGTAAATCTTCACTTGGGATCATTGCTGGTCCATGCGTTATAGAAAGTAGAGAACACACTATAAAGATAGCAGAAGAACTATCTAAAATATCAGAGCGAATTGGTATACCGATAGTTTTTAAAAGTTCATTTGACAAAGCTAATAGATCATCTATTTCATCATATAGGGGAGTTGGCCTGAATAAAGGGCTGGATATACTAAATGATGTTAAACACATAGTAGGTATGTCTATAACAACTGATATACACGAAGCATCACAAGCATCAAAAGTGGGTGAAGTGGTAGATATAATTCAAATACCCGCATTTCTGAGCAGGCAAACTGACATTATAATAGAGGCTGCTAAAACAGGCAAGACGGTAAATTTGAAAAAAGGTCAATTCCTGTCACCGCATGATATGAAGAATGTTATAAAAAAAGCAGCATCAGTAGGATGTAATGATATTTTAGTAACAGAACGAGGCACTCAATTTGGATATAATAATCTAGTATCAGATATGAGATCAATACCCATAATCCAAGAGAATAATGTTCCAGTAATATTTGATGCAACTCATAGCAATCAACTACCTGGCATTGGGGGTGTTAGAAAGATGATCCCTTATTTAGCTAAAGCTGCTGTCGCTGTTGGATGTGATGGTTTATTTTTTGAAGTACACGACAATCCAGAAAAAGCACTTTCTGATGCAACTACACAGTGGCCATTAGATAAATTTGAAGAATTACTATTACAAATTATAAGGATACATGATGCCTTACAATGACACAAACTTGTGCTTCGATTGTCCCGCGTATTGCTGTGACGGCACCTTATATCCAAATGTATTTCTGACACCGGATTTTGATAGTAATGAAGATTATTTGAAGACGTTTAAACAGCATCTATGGTCAAGTGTACAATCAGACAGGCATAATATTAGACCGGGTATCTATATGAATCAACCTTGCACTGCTTTGAATGAAGAAAAAAATTGTAGTGTGTATATAAGCCGTCCAACAACTTGTAAATGTCATGACTGCAAAGTATTAAGCCGATATAAACGCGGAGAATTAAAATATGAAGAAGCTAAACTAATATTAAAGAAAGTAAGCTTAACAAAAAAAGATAGCAAAGAACGAAAAGAAATAATAAATCAAGAATTCAAATAAAGGTATTTAAATGCAAATACAAGGTAAAATATGGGGAAAAACCCAAGCTATATTTCAAAAATCAAATTTTGAATTTCATAGAATAGAAGTTAACAAAGGTAGTTTTTGTTCCACACACAAACACGCTAATAAGTTCAATGCCTTTTATGTAGAGTCAGGACAATTGAAAATACTAATCCACCAAATAGATTATGGTCTAACTGATGAAACTGTAATGGGAAAGGGTGACATGACAATTGTGAAGCCTGGATTATTTCACTCATTTGAAGCACTTGAAGATACTGTATGTTTTGAAATTTACTGGACAGAGCTAGATCACTCAGATATACAAAGAGAAAATATAGGCGGAAGTAAATGAACATAGGCATAATACCTGCAAGATTAAATTCGACACGATTATCAAATAAGATATTAAAAGATATTAATAGTTTACCAATGATAGTAAGAGTAGCAAAACAGGTAGAGCAATCAACTATGTTGGATGAAGTCATAGTAGCTGTTGATGATGCTGAAGTTTATAATATTGTAAATAGCTACGGGATTAATACAATAATGACATCAACTAATCATAAGACCGGTACTGATAGGATAGCTGAAATAGCTGAAAAGTTTAATAGTAATGACATAATTATTAACATTCAAGGAGATGAACCCTTAATAAGTTCACAGTTGATAGATGATTTTATATTACTATTTGATGATCGAAACATTAAGATGGCAACCATCGCCAGTACACATTTAAGTGTGAATGAATTAAATGATAAAAATGTAGTTAAAGTGTGTATTGATAAAAATATGTATGCTGAAACTTTTTCCCGTGATGTGCTTAGTGATGAAATGATAAGTAAACTTGGAGGACTATACAAACACTTAGGAATATACGGATTTGAACAAAGCACGTTATTAAAATACACATCACTACCTCAATCTGATACTGAGCGCTTACTTAGCCTTGAACAAGTAAGAGCACTTGAAAACAATATTAAGATAAAAGTATTGATAACAGATTACAGCGCAGTTTCAGTAGATACTAAGAATGATTTAAAAAGAGTAAGACAAATAATAAAGAAAAAAGAAAAACAATCAGAATATGATAGACATATAGGTTACTATAAACAATTATATAAAGGACACTACAATTCAGATTTGACTGAAAATGCCACTTTGATGATAGCAAAGATATTAGACAGCGTTTTTAGTAAAGAGGATGCGAAAACGCTATTAGACTATGGAAGTGGCCGAGGAATCCAGTATACAGATAAAAAAATTCATGAGAAGTGGGGAATACAAAATGTTAGGTGCTACGATCCTGCAATAGAAAAATATGCCATCAAACCAGATAAGACTGAAAATTTTGATGCTATAGTATGCATAGATGTTATGGAGCATATTCCTGAACGCAGTGTGGATGATATTTTACAAGATATTTTTGAGTATAAGTCTAATTTGGTATTCTTTAGTATTTCAACTATTCCTGCTCATGCAAAATTACCAGATGGATCTAACGCACATTGTACAACAAAACCAGCTGAGTGGTGGCTAAAAAAATTAAAAGCCTTTAAAAGAGAACAGCCACAAATTAAAATATTATTAAAAGTAGAAACTGATTTATTTGTAATAGAAAATAAATAACACATTTTTAGTATAAAAACATATATATTAATAACAACTAACACGGAGTTACAAAATGCCAAAGCAAAAACAAAAAGAAGAAGCTAATGTCAAATTTTCTGATGAAGAAATGAAAGAAATTTCTGATGTTCAACAACAATACCAACAAGTTCAAATGTCTTTTGGACAAATCATGATCCAACGAACAATGATAAACAAGCAATTTGAAGAAATGGATGAAGCAGAAGCAGAGTTAAATGTTCAATTACAAAATATTCAAGAAAAAGAACGTAATTTAGCAACAACATTAAATGAAAAATATGGTCCTGGTAGTTTAGATCCACAAACAGGCGTCTTTTCACCAGCTTCTAGTAAAGAATAATCCATTTTCAAAGTTTTAGCTTATATTTATTTTTGAATCAAATTATTATTTAACTTAACCGGAGAACTTAAATGGCAGAGCGAATAGTCTCACCAGGAGTATTCACCCAAGAAAAAGATCTTTCATTTCTTCCTCAGGGAATTGCAGAAATTGGAGCAGCAATTGTCGGACCTACTAAAAAAGGCCCAGCATTTGTACCCACTATTTTACGTAATTTCCAACAATTTGAAGAAATGTTTGGAGGCTTAGACAAGGATTTATATGTTCCATTTACTGCACGTGAATATTTACGAAGTGCAGGAACAGTAACAATTGTTAGAGTGCTTGGTTTAGGCGGATACTCAACAAACCATGTCCAAATTGCTGCTCATCACAATGAAACAGAAAACCCACAAATTCTTGCAATACTTGCGCCAAGCGCATTAGTAGCATCAGAATCAACACCACTCGCGGGTGTGGTTGCTTCTGGATCAATGACAGCTATGAATATTACAACAGGAAGTTACCAGTTTTCATCTTCATTGGACCCAGCAAGTAGCAAATATATTGGAGATGTTTTTAGTGCTAATCCACTTACAACTAAAGCACAAGGCAATGACTCACCGTTTTATCTTTATAAGATATTCGGCACAGCAGCAGCTGCATTAGCAGCAGTTTCATCTTCATCAGAAGTAACAGCAAGTGTATCATCACTTAGTCATTTACGTGATTATCAAAGTGGTAGTACACCAATGATTACATCTCAAAAATTAGGTGGCTCACCTGAGGATCTTTTTAAGGTATCTCTAAGGTCACATGGTGAAGTAGAAACAAATACACATTATAAGATTGCTATCTTGAACATCAAACAGGCATCAGATGTAGCAGGATCAGATTATGGTACATTTAGCTTACAAGTAAGAGCTATGGATCAAACAACATTTAAAGAATCTGATGACACTATTGTAGAACAATATGATAACTTAACATTAGATCCGTCTTCTGTTAATTTTATTGGTAGACGAATTGGAGACAGATCTGTTTCAATCGATACTGAAGGCAAATTAACATATAATGGTGACTGGCCAAACGTATCTAAATACATTGTAATCACAAATTATGATAGTGTTAAGAAAGGATCAGTAGCGAAGAATCTTGTACCTTATGGATGTGGAGCAGTAAATTACCCAGTATCAGCATCAACAGTTAATACTGCAAGTAATGGTGTAGTAACAGCATCATTTGTAGACGCACAGGTAAATTCATCAACTAGCGAATTTGACACATCTGTATTCTACGGATTCAAATTCTCAGAAGCTGATAATAGACAATACCTTGGCCCTATAACATCAGATGCAAACTTGTTCTCAAATGTAACATTTAGTTTAGATGACATGTCTGGACACATATCAGCTTCATCTGCTAAATTTAATGGATCATCTACATTTTCAAGTGCCTCACAAGAAATTTCTCTTGGCTTTTCTAATATTGCTCAAAGGAAATTTGTTGTACCTATTCAAGGTGGCTTTGATGGATCTAATCCAGCAATTGAAAAGAAGACAGCAGGTGATATTACAGCAACAAATCAACAAGGATTCGACTGTTCAACAAGTGAAACTAGTGGATCTGTAGCATATAAACGGGCATTAAATGCAATTAGTAACCAGGATGAATTTGACATTAATATGTTAACTACGCCTGGTTTGATTTACACATTGCATCCTAATCCGATTAATCATGCTATTGATATGGTAGAACAACGTGGAGACGCATTTTATGTGTTTGATCCTTCAGCATGGAGTGACAGCATTTCATCAACAACGAGTGCAGTGACATCTTTAGATACAAACTACGCAGCATGTTATTACCCATGGGTTAAAGTTTTAGATGACAATCTAAATCTTCCTGTGTGGGTTCCACCTTCAGTAGTTTTACCAGGTGTCTTTTCACAAAATGACAATGTTTCACATGAATGGTTTGCACCAGCAGGTCTTAATCGCGGTGGTTTAAGAAATGTTTTAGAAGCTAAAACAAGACTTACACATGGTGAAAGAGATATTCTTTATGAAGATAGAGTTAATCCTATAGCATCCTTTCCAGGTCAAGGTGTTGTTGTTTTCGGTCAGAAAACATTACAAGCTAAACCTTCTGCACTTGATAGGATCAATGTAAGACGACTCTTAATTAGATTAAAGAAGTTTATTGCAAGTACTTCACGTTTCTTAGTATTTGAACAAAATACTGTAGCAACGAGAAATAGATTCATGAACATCGTTAATCCATTTTTAGAATCAGTACAATCCAATTCAGGATTAACTGCTTTTAGAGTTGTAATGGACGATTCGAATAATACACCAGATGTTGTAGATAGAAACCAGCTCGTTGGACAAATCTTTATCCAACCCGCACGCTCTGTTGAATTCATCGTATTAGATTTTGTTGTTCAACCTTCAGGGGCAACTTTCCCAAGCTAGAATAACAAATCACAAAATCACATCAGCAATAAGCCCGGATTAAACCTCCGGGCTTTGATGTTTTTAATGCTATATTTTTCAAAACTACGATATTTATTAATGAAATTATAACACGAGAATTCGTAGGAGAATTAGAATGCCACAATTGATAGATCCAAATGACATTATGTTCACACAGTTTGAACCAAAGACCAAAAATCGGTTCATCATGTACATTGAAGGAATTCCAGCTTACACTATTAAGACAGCAGGCCGTCCGCAAATCCAATTTGAAGATATTACCTTAGATCATATTAACGTTAAACGTTATGTTAAAGGGAAAGGCGAATGGCAAACTTTAGATATAACACTTTACGATCCAATCGTCCCATCTGCTGCTCAAGCAGTAATGGAATGGGTCAGATTATCTCATGAATCTGTAACAGGACGTGATGGTTACTCTGACTTCTATAAGAAGAATATTACTTTTAATATGCTCGGTCCAGTTGGGGACGTAATAGAAGAATGGCAATTAGTTGGTGCATTCATCAATACAGCAAATTTTGGTGATGTTGACTGGAGTGATAGTAATCCTGTAGAGATTTCATTAACTCTTCGTTATGATTACGCTATACTCCAATTCTAATTAAAGCGTAATATATGTCATTTTTTAAAGATATGTTATCTGACAAGGCGAAAATTTCATCGAAGAGATTTGTGGCACTCTCTTCTTTTGTAATGATGATAGCAAGTTGGATTGCAACTACATTTTTTAAATTTGAAGTCAGTGATATACTAATTGAGAATTTTATGTATATCACTGTGATAGGTTTGGGCGTTACAGCAGCAGAAAAATTTACACGTAAATAGTTTTAATAAAAACAAATAATAGGAGTTACAATGTCTGAAAAACAAAAGTTCCCTACAGAAGTAGTGGACCTTCCCAGCAAAGGATTAGTGTATCCAAAAGACCATCCACTTGCAGATGGTACTATAGAAATGAAGTATATGACTGCAAGAGAAGAGGATATACTTACATCATCAAATTTGATTCAGAAGGGTATTGTCATTGATGAGCTACTAAAGTCACTGATCATTACTAAAGTTGATTTCAATGATGTTATAGTAGGCGATAAAAATGCTATCATGCTCGCAGCACGTGTTTTAGGGTATGGAAAAAAATATGAAGTAGAAGTTACATGTCCATCATGTAATGCAAAAGAAGAAGTTGACTTTGATTTAACTTCATTTCCCCACAAGAAGATAGATGAGGATCTAATTAATTCAGAAAACAAATATGAATTTACACTACCTAATGCAGATAGAAAAATTGAGTTTAGATTCTTAACTCACAAAGACGAAAATGCTATTGAAAGTGAACTTAAACGATTAAGAAAAGTTTCAAATGGAATCACACCTGAAATCACAACAAGACTACGATATCAAATCATTTCAGTAGACGGTAATGATGATAAAGAATACGTTAACAAATTTATTAAAAATGAATTTTTTGCTATAGATTCAAAATCATTTAGGGATTACTATTCCAAAATTGTTCCAGACGTAAATTTTGATTCTGGATTTTTGTGTGCTATTTGTGATTGGTCAGGTGAAGTAGACTTACCAATTACAACAAATTTCTTCTGGCCTTCCCGGTAAATCCCGAATATAGACCTATTTTACACGAGTCTATTTTTAACTTGTTGTACTTTAGTGAAGGCGCATTTACATTCGGTGAACTTTATGAAATGCCAATTTATCTTAGAAAATTTTATACAGAGAAACTAGTAGCACAAAAACAAAAAGAAGATAACGACGTAAAAAATGTAAAAAAATAGTACATCTTCTCCCACCAAAGTCATAAAGATAAGTAAGATAACACAATAACTTGATAATTATATCTGTATAAGATTGCAAATTAGGAGTTACTCATGTCTAGAAAAAAACTAAATGAATTTCAAATCGGTTCTCTAATGTCAGGAATGATAGGAGGCTATATTATTGCTGCTCTCAAGGGTCAAGCAGATAAAACAGCAAAGATAAAAAGTACTATATCAAAGTATGATGCTGAAATTGAGGCCAAATTGACAGCAATTGATAAATCAATAGCAAAAAATGCTAAAGAAGCACAAAAATTAGTCAACAAGATGTCTAAAAAAGATCAAGATGAAATTAATAAATTAATGTCATACATGATTTAGTAGGAAAAACTTTTGCCTAAAATTACAAAACAAGAAATTAATCTATTAAGAGAACGAAACAAGTTGGAAGCTGAATATTCAGCACAGCTTAAAGAGACTGGAAAGTCTATGGCAGAAGGTGGCGACATAAAGGACAGATTAGCAAAGGTTAATAAGCAGCTAAAAGATATTGATAATGCGGCGATAAGTGCTTCTAAATCATTTAAAGCGTTGAGAGAAAATATAGATAAGAGTCACAAGAGTGGAGTAAGCATAGGTGAACAATCTAAAGTAGCAGTTTT